GTGAATGACCTCGGAAGTGTCGAGAACATGGCATACCTTCTGAAACACGACACAGTATATAGAGAATGGAAGCATGAGATAAAATCAGTAGGGCAGGAAATAGATATAGATGGTGTCAAGGTAAAAGTCTTAGCGGAAAAAGAACCAAGCAAGCTTCCTTGGAAAGATTTGGGCGTGGATGTGGTTGTGGAATCTACCGGACTTTTTGTAACTTATGATAAAGCAAAGGCGCACATAGATGCTGGTGCTAAAAAGGTTGTAATTTCTGCTCCAGCGAAAAAGGGGGAAGATGAGAGTGTGCAAGGTGAGACTATATTGCTTGGGGTCAATGAAGACAAATTTGGCACTTGCGATATAACTTCGAATGCGTCTTGTACTACAAATGCCGCTTCACCACTTATTGCAATCTTAGATGAAAGCCTTGGCGTAGAGAAAGCACTCTTGAATACTGTGCATGGGTACACTGCGAGTCAAAGTATAGTCGATGGACCAAATAAGAAAGACTTTCGAGAAGGACGCGCGGCGGCGCAAAACATTGTTCCGAGTTCTACTGGTGCAGCTATTGCGGTAACAAAAGCATTTACCAAACTCTCTGGACTTTTTGACGGTATTTCTATGCGTGTGCCAGTGCCAGCTGGATCAATCGTAGATATTACTTTTATTTCCAAAAAGTCGACAACGGCTGAAGAAGTGAATGCTATTTTAAAGAAAGCCTCGAAAGAAAAAAGATGGGAGGGAATTTTCAGTGTGACAGAAGAAGACCTCGTCTCGAGCGACATTCTCGGCAGCCCGTATGGCTCTATCGCTGACCTCAAGCTCACTCGCGTCGTCGGTGGGAACCTAGTAAAAGTCATGGGCTGGTATGATAACGAAATGGGGTATACACACACGTTGGTGGAACACGTCATTAAAACCGGAAACACGATCTCGCACTAGTTAAAAACCCACACAGAATTTAATAGAAAAACCCCCTGTCTAAAAAACAGGGGGTTTTTCTATTGCCCCTTGACTCACCTGAAAGGTCGAAATTATCAACCAATCAGGCAAAGGTTATGAAATCACAAATAGCGTTCGTAAAAGCCAGACCCAAAGACCTAAATGGTTCCGGCGGAAAAGGCACGATGTATATCGACTACGAGGCATTGGTAAAAGCCTTTGGAAAGCCTCATGACCGCACTAAGGAAGGTCCATGGCGATCAGGTGATGGGAAGGTCCGCGCAGAGTGGGCATTCAAAACCTTCGCTGAAGGAAAACTTCTCACCCTCACGATCTACGACTACAGGCAGCCCAATACGCCAGTAGAACAGGTTAAACAATGGAGCATCGGCCTAAAAGGAGACATCCAAATAGCCGCATCCTTCCTAGCTTCGAGATTGGGACAACACTGCTTCAGGACACACAAAATTGTTCTCGTCGAAAAGCGGCTTTCCCAAGGTAGCACGATCCTAATGAGTGCAGAAAGGATCAACAATTAATCACTAACTCATTGTCCCGAAAGGGATCGGTCCGACGGGGCCTGACGCTAACAATGGAAAAACTCAAAAGCACCCGGGCGGTTACCTACAGACGATATGGCATACCCGCTGTAATCCTTGAAGGTAAATGGCTCACAGAAAAGTATCGATTATCCATAGGTGATGTTGTCGATATCACCTTTCATCCGAAAGAGATTCATTTGCAGAAAAACAAGACCCTCAGTCTTGAACGCAAAAAGAAACTCCAAGCAATAAAGGAAATCAAAAATAAGTTCTATGACAAAACTGAGAATTTTAGCGAGAGAGGCACTGAAGCTAACGAAGGATAGAGCGCCGGCAATAGTCAGCGAAAGAATCCTTCCTTCTGTGCTTGATGAGGTATCCGACTATGTCGGCGAACTCATGGGAAAGCTGACCAATCTTCCACCGGAAAACGAGACAGCCATAGCAATGGCCCACGGAATCATTCGGGACAGATTGATCACAGAAATCACCGAGCAACTCAAAGAGAGTATGCACGAAGACCTAGATAAAAGACTGAAGAAATTCAGCACATTAACAACTGAGAAAAAATAAAAGACCCCCCGAAGGGAGCCTCTTACGAACAGATACATTGTATCAAAGACCCCTTCGTCGAGTCAAGCAAAAAATATTATGCAAACACAAGAACGAAGTGTGTCCCCGACGTCTGAAGATACATTCTTCACGGCCATTGGGAATACAAAACCCTACTTCAAAGCGGCATTTGAAGGAGAGCCGGGAACCGGCAAAAGTTGGACTGCCGCATTAGTAGCGATTGGTCTTCATAAGAAGATCAACAGTAAGAAGCCGATTGTGCTTATTGATACCGAGAAAGCATCAAAGTTCTTGGTCCCGCTTTTCAAAGAGCATGGGATCGAAGCGATGGTGCGCGAGACTCACTCGCTGGCCGACTTGGTAAAAGCAATGAAGCTCTGTTCAGACGGATACTCCGACATTATGGTGATCGACAGTATCACTCACATCTGGATGGACTTCCAAGAGGCGTACAAGCGAAAGCTAAACCGACAAGTGTTCCAGATTCAAGATTGGATGTCGATCAAGAGCGAGTGGAATAAATACTTCTCAATTCCACTTGTACAATCGCCCCTCCATATTCTTGCAACCGGCCGTGTGTCGGATCGCATGGAACAGGAAGTCGATGAGGATGGCCGAAAGGAGTTCACCAAGACCGGAGTGAAGATGCAAGCGGAAAAGAACGCAGCATACGAATTCGATGTCTTGGTCCTCATGGAACGCCACGAACTCATCCAACGCAAGAAGCGTGAAGTCTGGCGACAGTCGGTGGTCCTTAAAGGCCGAGGCAATCTCCTCGACGGTGCGGTGTTTAAAAACCCTACCTACGACGACTTTGCTCCTGCAATTGAAGCGATCATCAAAGACCCCGTCGCGGCCCGATTCAGCTATGCCGAGCAAGATGCCGGAGAGCTGATCAAGACCGAACAGGATAAGCGCCAATGGATCAATGCCAAGAAGCGATGGCTAGAAGAAATCGAGGGATACCTCGTATCGATCTGGCCAAGCACGAGTGCTGCGGAAAAGAAAAACAAAACCGACGCGCTCGAGCATGCCTTCAATACTCGAAGTTGGTCCGCCATCGAAATGATGTCACCGGAACTCCTCGAGGATGGCTACGCCCGGGTCCGAGAATTTGCTCAGGCAAAGATTGCTGAAGCAAAAGGCGAACTTCCACCGGAACCAACTCCGGCCGAGAAGTTTGATAAAGACCTGCGAGATTCAAAAGAAGACGTACCTAAAAAAGACAAGGCTAAGAAAAGTGGCAAATAAGTAAATTGGCCACTGACTCAGCCCTTGTCGTAGTGGCGTGAGGGCTGAGATCGGTGGCTAAGTACCGATAAGGCCATAAAGGTCGAACCTAAAAACAATCAGAGAGAAACATCGATTAAACATCGATGCTTCTCTCTTCCAACAAAACCATGGACGAACACAAAAGTAGCTTAATACCAAATAGTACACAAATTCCAAATCTTATTTTGGATTTAGTTATTCCGCGTATATCCGAAATCGAAGGACGATGTCTGCTCTACATTTGCCGTCGCACATTCGGATTCCATAAAGACACTGACCGCATTAGTTTCTCTCAATTCACCGAGGGCATAAAAGACCGGCGAGGCGTGGTCTTGGATTACGGTGCCGGGATTGCACGATCCTCGGTCGCCAAAGGCCTCAAGCATCTTGTCCAAGCCGAAGCCATCAGGATCAGGAAAACCACTAAGGGAAACTACTACCAAATAAACCTGCATATGGATGTGGAAAAAGTAGTCCGTCTGACGAACCAGTTCGCCGGACGGATCGAAAGTGGTCCGTGGCGCGTACCGAAATCGGTTCGTCGGACGAACACACAAAACCTAGGAAACAAAGAGAAACAAAGTATTACGCACCCTGTGCATAACTTCGGGGAAATGACCCGGGAACTTGCAAGAAAAATGAGCATTAATAACAGAAAAAATAACCACTAAAAAGAAATGAAAAAAATCACTTTCATGATCAAAGGAAATCAGGAAGACATACATGGCAATCCTATCCCGTATGTACGAGTCGTCAAACGCGCACTCTGGCTTCCTGAAGCTAAGCGTTACAACGCATGGAAAAGTTTCGTTCGCCGATCATTCTATGGCGACTATCCGGAATACCTGATGCGTGCGGCCAACACACTTCTCACAGAGCTTCAACCGTTCACTACAAACTCCGGAGAAAAAGCACGAATGGATGTTCGCATTTACTGGCGCAACGGCCTGCACGGCGACCCCGACAATATCTTCAAGGGTATTGCTGATGCGCTCTTCAAGAACGACAAGTTTCTTGATGGTAGTTTTGAAACCCATTATTCACCGGAAGGGAAAGGCCGAGTCGAAATAGACATAACACTGAATATTTAAATATGAACACTCAAATCTATAAAGAAAAGTTTGCTGAAGAAATGCATGAGCAAATCTGGCGCAAGTGCATGAATCTTGAATACGATAAAACAAAAATCCCGTCGGTCCAAAAACTCCAGACTGACAAGTTCAAGGAACTCAACGAGATGAAGGCTGAGCTTGCCGGCATCGATCCAAAGGATACGACAAAGGTAACGCGTACCAAGCGCAAAGAATTAGAAGGGAAGATCGAAAAGGCTGAGGAATTTATCGTGAGCTGCGATGAGACGATCAGCCTGATAAACGAAAGCACAAGAAAAGATAAAGAAAAAATAAAGAATCTGAAAGAGCGGGTCGACTTTGCCAACAACTTCGTCTATGACGAATCCAACTATGCAAACGACAATTAAAATCTGTGACTTGAAGCGTGCCGACTACAATCCTCGGATCATGCCTGACTCTGAAATGGCCGCCTTGAAAACAAGCATCAAGACCTTCGGCTTTGTAGAGCCTATCGTTGTAAACAGCAATCCTGATCGCTATGGCGTGCTTGTGGGTGGACATCAACGCCTGAGCGCCTTAGAAGCGATACTGGCAAGTGGTACGGTCCCGGGCGGCATTACTGAATCAGACGAGACTGGTGTCTATTTGGTCCCGGCATCTTTCGTTGATTTATCAATGGATGATGAAAAACTTCTAAACTTGGCATTAAATAAAATTAAAGGAAAGTGGGATGAAGAAAAACTTGCTGAGATCATAATCGCTCTCAAAGAAGACCCGCATATCCCGGCGTCCGGATTTAGAGATGACGAAATAAGTCGCATCCTTGATCAAACTTTAGAAGACGAAGAAAGCGAAGAAGAACCAATCGATGAAACAAAAGAGGCACGGTCAAAGGTTGGCGAGATATATGAACTTGGTCCGCACCGTTTAATTTGTGGTGACTCAACAGACCCGGAAGTGTATCGAGCGCTTCTCGGAAAAGAAAAAGCAGACATGATATTCACTGATCCGCCATACAACGTGAACTATCACTCGCGCGGAGAAAAGCTCAAGGGCGAAGAACTGGAGAAAATCAAAAATGACAATATGACAGCCGAAGAATTCAAAGTATTTATTGACGGTGCATTCTACGCAATGTTTATGCACGCTCAAGAAGGTGCTTCGTTTTATATCTGTTCCGGGTGGTCCTCGTATCCGCAATTTTTACAGAGCATGCTCTCGAACGGCTTCAGACACTCCGGCGTGATCATCTGGGTAAAGAACGTGCCGAGCATGGGATGGAATGATTACCGTTACAAGCACGAATGGATCGCTAAGGCCAAGAAGCCCGATCCTAAGACGGCAGAGAGCATCATTTACGGATGGAAGACCGGCACTCATACCTTCTTCGGCGATAACGAATACGACGTATGGGAAATGCCACGCAAGGCCACAGCTCGATACCTACATCCAACGGAGAAGCCTGACTGGCTCGCAATGCGTGCGCTCCGCAACTCAACCAAAAGAAACGACATTGTCCTTGATCCATTCGGTGGGTCCGGCAGCACTATGATGGCTGCGGAAAAGACCGGGCGCCGGGCGTACATGATCGAGCTTGATCCTAAATTTTGCGATGTTATTCGTGATCGTTGGGATAGAGCAAATCAAATAAAATAAAGGATTTTTCAAAAATAACGACGAATCACGACGAATGAAAAATCACCCTTACAAAAAGATATGTCACCTCCAACACCTCATCAAGCAATACCGAGCCGAAAAGAACTGGCTCAAAGTAGATCAGCTCAAGCATACGGTCCGGCTTGCCATCAAAGAAGCCAAACACATCAATGAAAAAACCACGGGTCCAAGAAGATAAGATCAAGCGAACAATCAGGGATGCAATAGTCATCGACCCGCTAATTTCAATTGCCAAATTGCAGGATGCTCTCTTTGACAAAGGATATCGCACCGCCGCGAACGCTCCTCTTCATTGGCACTATGTGGCAAAGCTGCGTGACAAGATGCACCGCCAAGCGATCGAGAATGTGGACCACAAAAAAGTAAATGAGCGTGTGTCAGAAATGAAGGAAAGATATCGCCTTGTATTCGAGCGACTTATACGCATCGCTTTTTATAGCGATGACTTAAAGAAAGAAGGAGTACAACCGCCAAGCTACCGGGACCAGATCAGCGCACTCCGAGAGATCAGTCGTCTCGACGTTGCGATATTCAACGCTGAACTTGATGCCGGAATCTTCGAGCGACACATTGGTACGCTTGAAATAGAAAAGCGCAGCAGACCACTGCCGCCAGAATTAAAAATGCAGATGCTCAAAGCATTCGCAAATTGGGGAATCATTCCAAAAGAAATACTACATGCAGAGCCAACCATCACAATCAAACCCGAACGAGCAAGAGTGGTGGAGTAATAGCGTCGCGTTTCCTGACGACTATCAAGTACGACGAATGCTCGCCAAAACCCTCACAGGATTTTGTCTTGTGTATTTGTCGCATTACTTGGAGATAGAACCGGCGTCCTTTCATCCCGAACTGTTGGATACGCTTGGCGACCACAAAGAAAAGATGATCGAGATCATCGGCTTTCGAGGTAGTGCTAAAAGTACATTCGGTTCGCTTGCACTTCCGTTGTGGGCAGCGCTTGAGTACCCAGATCGGTATAAGTTTATTCTTCCCATTGCAGATACCGGACTGCAATCAGCAATCAACATCGCCAACATAAAAAATGAACTGGAAAATAATCCGTACATCAAGCAAGACTATGGAGAAATAAAAGGGGAGTTCGTAGCAGACTGGACCCTCGAGAGCGAAGAAGAATGGCAAGCAAAGAATATGCTTCTCTCAAATGGGGTTCGTATTCTTGCACGGTCCCGGGGACAGAAAGTGCGTGGACTGCGTCACAATCAACATCGACCAAAGCTCATCATCGTAGACGACCCGGAAGATTTGGAATGGGTACGGACCAAAGAAAACAGAGACAAGACTGAGCGATGGCTACGTGGTGAAGTGATACCTGCCATCGATGAATTAAACGGTCGCCTTGTCGTGATCGGAAACCAACTACACACCGATGCGCTTATGGCCCGCTTGAAGCGAGACAAAACATTCAAGCAGTTAGACTATCCGCTTGTTAAAAAAGGAAAGATCATGTGGCTTGGAAAATATCCGGACCAAGCCGCTCTCGATGCACAAAGAGACAAGGTGGGTTTGAATGCATACCAACGTGAGTACCTTCTCAAGGTGGTCCCGGAAGAAGGAGCTGATGTGCATGAAGACTGGATCAAATACTACGACAGAGTTCCTCCTGAAATGGAAGGTGGACTCAACGGTACAGGCATTGACCTCGCTATCTCAAAAAAAGAAACGGCAGACTACACCTCGATGGTCTCCGGTGTATCGTTTGTGCGTGACGGCATCCCGAAGATTTACATCAAGCCAAACCCGATCAATGCTCGACTCTCATTCCATGAAACCATAGAGACAACGAAAGCAATGTCAGTCACCAATCCGTTCGGAATATTTTTCGTGGAAGATGTTCAGTATCAACGCGCAGCGATAGAAGAAATGGAACGCGCACTCTTGCCTGTCATCGCCATGCGTGCCGGCGGCGACAAGCGTGCGCGACTGCGTGCAATCGCAATCTACATTCAAAATGGCACGATCGTATTCCCGAGAAAGGGATGTGAAGATTTAATTATTCAACTGCTTGGATTCGGTGTGGAAGAACACGACGACTTAGTCGATGCGTTTGTGTATCTCATCCTCGGCCTTGTACAACAGGGCATGCAGAATCCCGAAGTAATAGGACTCATATGAACCAACCGCCTAAAATCAGAGTGACTCGTGAGGTCCCACCGGAATGGGAAGAAATCATGCATCTTGCCAAGCAGATAAAGATGGGCGAGATCGTGATTAAAATACAAGACAATAAGGTCATTTTGGCTGAATACACCATAAAGCGTCGGACCGACAGCTCGGATGACTTTACAGCCTTTCCACTCTGAAAAATGCTTGCACCCTAAATGAGATTTGATATAATAAAGGGGTAAGTTGAAAATTTAAGTGCGTCCAGTCTGACTTGTAACCCAAGAGGGCTTGTGACATGAATTCGTCTCGAAAGAGATGCGCTCATGTTGCAAGCCCTTTTTTTGTTGCCATTTTATGAATTTTTTAGATAAAGCATTAAACACAATAGGTCTCCTCCGCAAGGCAAATAATTTGTCGCTTGCTTCTGGTATTTCAGAAAATGATCCATTCACTCTTTGGAGTAGATCAAGAAAAACATCCATGGATAAAGCGATGAGTGTTTATAACTCATGGGTCTATGCGGCTGTGCGTGCCATTGCCGAGGAATTGGCAAAAACGTCTTTCAGGCTTTTTCAAGTAAACAAAGATGGTGTGCATGAAGAAATATTTGACCATGAACTTCTCGATCTTTTAGATGGCGTTAACCCTTTTCAGACCGGTTACGAATTACGGTATCTTACCGCTTCGCATCTTGAGCTTACGGGAAATTCATACTGGCTTTTAGACGGCGTTGAAAAAGATACCGACAAACCGAAGGCAATTTTTCTCCTCAATCCACGCTATACCAATCCGGTCCCTGCTCCACTGCCGGAGTTTATAAAAGGCTATAGCTATTCGATTGATGGCAAGACTGTAACCTACAAGCCAGCGCAAATTCTTCATCTTAAATATCCTGATCCAAATGATCCCTATCAAGGTATCGGTACTGTTCAGGCAATAATCGACTGGATCGAGTCAGACAACTTTGCATCGGAAGTAAATCTTAACTATTTCAAGAACGGTGCTCGTCTCGGCGGACTTCTAAGCTCCGAAAATGCAATTACCGATGCGCAGATGAAAGTTCTTCGTGCTTCATTTGAAAATTTGTACAAAGGCGCAGGCAACGCATATCGAGTTGCGGTGCTTCCTAAGGGAGTTAAATACGATGAAGCATCCAGTAATCCGAAGGATATGGATTTTGCAAACCTTCAGCAAGTAATGCGGGACAAAATTCTTGCAGGATTTCGTGTCCCCAAAACTATTCTTGGTGGATCGGAATCGGAAACTAATCGAGCTACTGCTGAAACTTCTAATTATGTTTTTGCCGCTCGCACAATCAAGCCAAAAATGGAAATGATCGTTCAGCAACTGAATGAATTTCTTGTTCCAAGATATGGAGACAATCTATATTTGGATTTTGTTGATCCGGTTCCTGAAGATAAGGTACAAAAAATTGAAGAAATGAAAGCCGCCGTAGCCCTTCAGCCAGTTATGAGTGTCAATGAAGCTCGAGAAGAATATTTCGGTCTTGATGGAGTAGATAACGGTGAGAATGTCATGACTGATTTTTCAAAAGTAGCACTTGGAAAACCTAAGCCAAAGTCTCTCAATCGAACAGGCAGGAAAAACACTACTGCTGATAAGAAACCCTCAACCAGAGGGGCAAAAAATACGAAGGCACGAAAAGTAATGTCCGAAGAAATCGCAAAGCGTGTTGCCGACTCAATTGATGCAAGCAAAAAGCAATTCGAAGAAGTCAAAACCAAAGCTCGACGAGATCTCTCTGGTCTTTCAAATTCAGAGTATGAAGTTTTGTATAAAGGCTTCGTACTTCGAGTTACTCGCTACGAAAATTTACAGCATGAAGCAATAAAGAAGTTTAATGACAATCAAAAAGCGGTTGTCCTGTCAAACCTGAATCGATTTGTTGAAAAGAAGTCTTGGAAAATAACTCAAGAAGATATTTTTAATAAAGAAAATTGGATTGGTGTAATGGTTGATCTGTCCAAACCTATCTTGAGTAACTTGTATGAATCGGAAGGAAAAGAAGCAATGCAGCTCTTGGGATCGAGCGACTTCCGAATCACTCCAGAAGTTCGTAGGGCATTAGATCGGTCGATAGAACTAATGGCTGAAAGTTATAACGAAACCACTTTGGGTCTTCTTAAGGATGCTATCGAAGAAGGTCTTGCCGAAGGAGCGTCACTTCCACAGTTGGAAAGCAAAATCTCGAATATTTATGCTTTTAGTGACGAAGTCCGTGCAGCACAAGTTGCCCGAACGGAAACATTCAGAATCGCAAATGATTCAACGAAGGAAGCGTGGAAACAAACCGGTGTAGTAAAGACGATCAAGTGGTATACGGCCGTTGATGAAATGGTCTGCCCATGGTGTGAAGCGATGAACGGAAAAGTTATCTCCATCGATGAGAATTTTTATAACCAAGGTGATGTGCATACGGGTAACGATGGAAATGATTTAGACATAACTTATGACGATGTTGGAGCTCCACCGCTTCATGTGAGCTGTCGATGCTACACCAGACCGGAGGAGATAAGTATAGAAGGATAAAAATTATTAGAGAAATTATAAACATTATGAAAAAAGAAGTTACATTTCAAAAAATAAATGACGAGATACTAGAGAAAGTATCATTGGCTATTACCTCAAAAGAATTTAAAGAGGCGATTGAAAAAACTAAAGCAGCAACCGACTCTGGAAACTTTGAAGTCATTATTTCTACTGCCGATGAAGATCGACAGGGTGAAATAATAAATCAGGACGGCTGGGATTTTACTAATTACAAAAATAATCCAATTGTTCTATGGGGCCACAACTATTATGACTTGCCGATTGGAATAACTGATGAAATTTATACAAATGATAAAGGTCAAACAATTGCAAAAGGACGATTCGCTCCAGAAGAAGCCAATCCGTTCGCACAGCAAGTGCGCCGCCTTTACGATGCGAAGATCGTAAAGACTACCTCCGTAGGATTTATTGCCCGAGAAATGGAAGGCAATGTGATCACAAAAGCCGAGCTTCTCGAATTCTCATTCGTACCGGTCCCTGCAAATCCTATGGCTCTCTCTTTGGCTAAGCAATTCAACCTTGATGCCGGTGAATTAATCACGAAAGGAATTTTTACAAAATCAGAACCTCAAGAAGGTGATATCTGTACTTTAGAGGATGGAACTGAAGGCACACTAGAGCCGGATGAGTCCGGCGGACTAGTGTGCCAAGCAAAGTCTGAAAAGACGGAAACTCCAGCTGAAGAAAATGAAGAAAAAGCGGAAGTGCCAGATCTTGTTCAGAAAATCGGTGCTGAACTTTCAGCGATTCAAACAGAAACGGATAGCTCGATCAATGAGCATTCCAAAGCTATTCTCGCTCTCGTCAGCTCGGAAAGTTCGAACGATGAGAGTGATGAAGTGAAAGCCGAAAAGACTGCACGAGTGCGAGAGCTGATGAGTCGCACAAAAATCAAAATTGCCATCAACGGTATGAAAGCCACAATCGCCGCCTTAGAGGAGCTACTCGAGGGTGCCGAAGGGAAAGAACATCTCGATGGAGATGCCCTGAAGAAAAGGTCGAACGCCGCAGGGTCGGAGGTCATTGAAGCTCTCAAAGCTTTCAATGCTAACCGTCAGGTCTTGCGAATGATTAATAACATCACGAGTGATGCATTGCGAAAAATTAATGACACTCGTGAAAAAAAATAGTATGGATCAAAAACAATTAGAATTGATCAAAAGCCAACTTCAGACTGCCGTTGAGGAAGTCATGGAGAAGCGGCTCGGCGAAGCTGTATCGCCTCTTGTTGCCAAGGAAACTCGCGCAATCGTAGAGAAGATGCAGATGGAGCGTGCAATTTTTGGCAGAGATATGACTGGTCTCTCAGGAGAACAGAAGTCTCAGTTTGTCGATGTTGTCCGCGCCGCAGCAGGACTCAAGGTCAAAGCAAATGAAGCATTGATCTCCGAGCAGGATAACCGGGGAGGTTACCTTGTTTCCAAGGAAGTCGAGTCTGCAATCTTAAGGATTGCTGCATCGGTTGGTCTTGTGATGAGCCAAGCTCAGAAGTGGCCTATGGGTACTGATGAGAAGGCAATCCCAAGCTATACCGGTGCATTTCTTGAAGGAGAATTTCTTGGTGTTGATGCTGCAGGCAGTATCACTGGAATTACATTCGGTGCCGCTAATCTTATTGCCAAGAAATGGCAGCTCGCCTTCGTGGTCGGAAACGATCTCTTGGTTGATGCTGACGTCCAGCTTGCTGACTGGCTACTTGCCCTTGGAGGCGAAGCACTCGCCAACATGACTGACAAGCAGGGTCTCACAGGCACAGGTAGTCCGTTCGTCGGAGTATTAAACCATTCTGATGTCACGGTCTACACACTCGCATCCGGCAAAGACACCTTTGCTGAGTTTGATGTGGTAGTGGATACCGCTGACACGATTGCGCAGGTTGAAGAATCTGTGCTTGATGGTGCTGCTTGGTACATGAACCGTACGGTGTGGGCAAAACTTCGCACACAAAAGGATTCAGCCGGAGCATTTATCTTGCCTCAGGCAGGAGCGATCTCCGCAGGAGTACTTGCGAACAACCCGACTGGCGGCGGCATCCGGCCTATGGGTGAAATGGGAGGATTCCCAGTTTTCACCTCTAAGCACTTGCCTTCAAACAGCGCGTCCGCTGTTTCAACGAAGTACATTATCTTCGGCAACCTAAAGGCTCTGGCATTCGGTGAAAAAGGCGAAATGACCGTGTCACAACACGAGTCAGGAACCTTCGGTGGAAAAGAAATTGCGCTTGCAGACCAGAGAGCTCTTGTTTACAAGAAACGAGTGGCACTCACGGTCGCACTCGGTGCAGCATTTGTAGTCGTCAAAACCGCTGCTTCTTAATAATTAATCGTTTGAGTACATCACATATGAGTGAAAAACTATTCCCATACACAGTCCTGAAACCGATCTCCTTCAAAAGCGATCGCATCGAAAAAGGATCGGTCATTCGCATGACACCAGAGGAAGCCGAGAATATCGGCGACGAATTCCTAGAACCGGCTGAAGAAGCTGACGAACAGGAAACTTCAACCGCTGATGAATCGACTGACGAAACAGACACCGACGAATCAAAAGATTCCGACGGCGATTCTGACGATGTCGACAAGCCGGAAGGCGACAGTGAAGGAACTGAAACCAAAGAAGATGAAAATTCTTCTGAGGAAAATGCGGAAGATACTCAAACCGGCAACCAGCCAGACGAAACTATATGAAATCAGTCTATGACGCAGTAAAGTTTCTCGTTTCGCTTGTCCCTGCGGTACGCACGGCAGATGCAAACGGTTCGGCAGTTGATACGAAGGGATTCGGATCGGCTGTGCTTACCATCTCTGCCGGCGACATTGATCTCGCCGATACTAACGAAACCTACGCATTCAATGTGGAGGAATCTGCAGACGGATCAACGGGATGGGCAGCTATCTCGGGCGCAACGGCGGCGGTAACTGCAGACAACGATGTAAAGCTCATCCGATTGGAAGGGCTAAACACCGGAAGTCGCAAACGTTACCTTCGTGCTGTTTTGGATGTCGGTGGTACCTCTCCGTCAATCCCATGCTCGGCTGTGTTCGCACTTTCGCGCGCATACAACGAGCCGGTGAACTAATCGCTTGCGATTGATTCTCGGCTCTCCCTCTCGAATTGGGAGGGAGTGACCGGGACTCAATCCGATGAACACTATGGAACCACGAGCATACGCACTAACAACGGTAGACCGAGTACGAAACGTCAGACTCAGAATTGAGAATGACGGTTTTGACGTACTCTTCGCAAATCTGATAAACGCAGTCAGTGATTACATAGAAGGCGAATGCAATCGTCGCTTTATGGAAACTGACTACGAAGAATTGCACACGGTCCACACTTACGGACAGCAAATACTCGTGCTTCGACAAGCGCCAGTCAGTGAAGTCACAGCGTTTGAATATCGATCAGGAGCAAAGACCACTCCGACATGGAATGATTACGATCCCGATAGTTGGGAACTGGATGAAGACGCGGGGATCATAGAAGTAAACACTATGCTTGAGAAGTTTCTCCGGGTCTCTTACACGGCCGGCTATTTGATTGATTGGGAAAATGAAGACGACATTACAAAGCATACGCTTCCATTTGATCTTACCGATCTCGCCGAACGCATTGTTGTGAAGTGGTACAAGCGAAAGGAAGCTGAAGGAAAACTTTCCGAAGGGTTCGACGGAGCGCAGATTGCATGGCGTGAAGGATTAACAAAAGAAGATGAAGCGACTATCGCACGATACCGCCGCATTCCTGTCCTTCCATAACTATGGCAATCGTTGAAGTTGAAATTAAAAACATTAAAGCGCTCACACAGTCATTCAGGCGCTATCCAAAAATCTCGGAACCGGTTCTTCAAAGAGCCGTAGATGCAACACAGGCGATATTTGCCAAGCATTCTCTTAAAGACGATCCGATTCCGTGGCGCACCGGAAATCTCTTGCACAGCTTCCGATTCAGATCGGGAAAACTACAAGCGGCATGGTTTCCAACCGCACGCTATGCGCCATTCGTTGAGTACGGCCGAGGATACGTGTATCCGAAGCAAAAGAAAGTTTTGTCGTGGGTGAATCAGGGTGGACAAAGAGTGTTCGCAAAATTCTCCCGACCATCAAAGCCTCGTCCTTTCATGAAGCAAATAGTCGAAAAATCTGCGAAGGACGTGCAAAACATCTTCCGCCAAGCGGGAGACATTATCATCCGCGAAATAGGAAAGCTCTCAAAATAAAATGCCCTCATCACTCGGAACCATTATCAAAGGAAAGATAAAAGAAAAACTGGACGCACTCGTTACAAGCGGCGTGCTGAAGTTTGCGATGGTGGACGATCTGAAAGCGAACGCATCTCTTGATAGAGACATTCCGTCATTTCCTGCTGCGATACTTGTGTCTCCAAGTTCTGAAGGAAGCTACTCAACGAACCGATCAAACCTCCGCACTTACACCTTCGCAATCACGATCGTGCAGAAAGCGGAAAACATCGAATCAAGCGACGATGTTGAATACCTGAGCGATCAGTTGCTCGACGCCTTCGACAATGATCCGACACTTGCCGGTTCTGCTATCGGTGGACTCGAACCATCAAGCAGTAATCCGGAGGCGATCACTTCGCAAGATAAGTCATACATCGTGTTCACTGTCACATTAAAAGCGCACGCGGATAAAACACTTACATTCTAAGCACTATGCAAACAAAAGATAAAACCAAAATGCTCGGGTCACCGCAAGAATATTTCTTCCCGGGTGGGCTTGAATATAAGCCGCTAACAGTCACTGCACATTCTCAAGAAGAAGCGGAAGAAATCTATGAGAAAGAAAAACAAAAGGTCGAACCATTACAACCTAGTGAAGAAGAAAAAACTGTATGAGTAAAGGAATAGGAAGACTGTTCCAAGTTGGAATAGCAAAAGAAACTACTCGGGGAACTCCACAAGGATCAGCAACATTTTGGATTCCATTCTCCGAGCTTGGTATTGAAGAAAAGGATAACAAAATCTTTGAAGAACAGGCATATGGAGTGATTGAAGATTCCATCGGGTCCGTAATCACAAAGCAATGGGCTGAAGGAAGTCTCAAAGCGCCAATCGGTGACAAACACTTTGGCCTAGTTCTTCTTGCAGCTCTTGGTGACGTATCATCAAGCACTCACTCAGGCGAAACCATAGTATATGACCACGCATTCAGCGTACAGCAAGGCGCACAGCATCAGGCGCTGACATTGTTTCTTGATGATCCACTTGCAGGGCAGGATTACAAACATGCCCTAGCTGTCATCGATACACTTGAAATCAACTATGAGCCGGGTGATTACATTAGCTACACCACAAATGTGCGTGCTAAGAAAGGCGCAACAGCAACGCTCACGCCCGCACTTACTACTGAGGGTAAGTTCACGCACAAGCACTTCACGTTCAAAATTGCATCGGACTTGGCCGGTCTTGGAGCGGGTACAGCAATAGCGCTCAAGTCGCTCACACTTTCCATCACCAAGAACCTCGAGGATGATGATGTTCTCGGAAGCATTACTCCTAACGACTTCCTTAACAAGCAATTTGTTATTGAAGGAAAACTTGAAGCCCTATGGCAAAACGAAAGCGATTTCAAAACCAACACACTCGCAGGAACCATGAAAGCGGTTCGTCTCGATCTAGTGAATACGGATACTACGATCGGAAACGCAGCAAATCCTACCGTCCGTATCGATCTAGCAAAGGTGACATTCACCGAGATAACCCGACCGATTCAGATCAATGAAATGGTCAAACAAAGTGTGTCATTCAAGGCGCATTATTCAACGAGTGATGCGAAGATGATCGCCGCGCTCATTACAAACCTAACAGCAAGCTACTAATTATTATGGAAAGAGAAACCAAAAAAATAACCACACCATCAGGTGTAGTCGTCGAGTTTTATACCTACCTAACTGGAAAGGAAGCTCGCCAACTACAATCCATCTTCCTGAAACATTCAAAGTTTCAGACAGGTGAAGGAGAAAAATCAAAAGTCGTGGACTTTGATCCTCTTGCAGTACCGGAAGCAGAAGAACAGGCACTTCGCCTCGTGATTGTGTCCGTAGATGACAATAAAGATAATCCCGCAGAAAGAGTAGAAAATATGCGGCAGGAAGATTACAGGTCGGTCATCAAAGCGATCAATGAAGTCACCAAAGACGCATTCGACCCTAGCGATTTTTTAGCCAAGTAGAGTACGACTACTCCGTACTCATCGAAACCGGCAAAGGTCGCGTTCCTGACGAATTGTTTATGGTCATGCTTTGCGAGAAATTCGGATGGACATACCAAGAATTAATAGCTCAGCCGTGGTGGTTCCCCGAGATAGTAAAAATTCAACTTCGTGTCGATGGTGAAAAGCACAAACGCGACATGAAGAAAATAGAGAAACATTAATATGGCAGCACAAGATGTAAAACTTCAGATCGTGGTCAACGCTCGCGATGAAGCGAGTAAAACTCTTAAAGATATCGGCATTCAAACCGAGAATCTAGAAAAGCAGACCAAAGGATACGGAAACGCTCTCCAAGGCGCTCTGGGTTTTCTCTCTGCCTACGCAGGAGCGCAAGGTTTGACGGCTCTTATTAATGCAACTGAAGAAAGTAATAAGCAACTCGCACAAGCTCGTTTCTTTTTGGCCGGATACGGCAAGAATGTTGACGATAATTTCACGATATTAAAGGAATGGGGCGCACAGCAACAGCGCACCATTGGAGTTGGGGATGAATATGCAACACTTGTCGCATCTAAACTTCTTCCTCGTGTTCAGAAAATGAATAAGGCTCAGGAATATGCAAATGTCCTTCTTCGCGGACAGCGTATAGGAATGTTAAATGCGAATGAAGCTGCAAACATGATGATTCGTGCAACAGAAGGAAACGAGCGAGCGCTTAGATTTCTTCTCGAGCAATTCGGTATTGCAGCTCCAGAATTCGTGAGCTTGCAGACACTCTTTGAAGAATTGGCGCGTCGAGTAGAAGAAGGAGAAAAGGCGATGAGTCCCTTCTCAATCCAATGGGCAAGACTCAAGGAAACGGCCGGCGACTTTATGGAGAATGCCGGCGCACCTCTCGTGCAATGGCTCGGGACAGCGATCGGATGGATCAATGATTTGATTGAGAAGTTTCCATGGCTTTCGAAAGTAATATCGGCGGCGATGTTAGTGATTGCGGGTGTCCTTGCTATCGCCGGAGTCGCCATGACAGTCCAGTTCTTGATGCCACTTCTCTCGGGAATCGGTGCGCTTGGAGCTGCAATCGTTCCGTTTCTTCTTAATCCGTGGACTCTTGCCATTATCGCACTTGTTGCGCTCGGGATTCTACTCTACACGCATTGGGATCAAGTAAAAGAAATTATAAAAAATGTATGGGCTGCAATTAAAAATGTCTGGACGGTAACAGTCGATTATTTGTCTGACAAAATGCTCTCGTTCTACAACACACTCGTCGCTCTGTGGACTGGTTTCAAAGATTTCTGGATAGGCATATGGCAAGCGATCAAAGACACGATAAAGAGCGCATCGGATTACATAAACAACATCATCAATCAAGCGATTCAAGCTGTAAACAATGCGATATCGGCTGTATCAAATCTTGCAAGCAGAGTCGGTAGCAGTATTAGTAGCGGTGTTACTTCTGTCATTAACACAGTGACCGGAAAGAAAGCCGGTGGTGGAACTGTCGAAGCCGGCCGAACATATCTCGTGGGAGAAAAGGGTCCCGAACTATTCGTGCCGAATGGTGGGGGATCAATAATCGCAAATGGTGCAGGTGTTGGCGGAGGTAGCGTTATGGTCGACATGAGAGGCGGAGTATTTCTCGATCGCACAGTAGCTGTGCAGATCGGTGACATGATAATTCGCCGTCTTCGGGAAATTCATCGCATAAGCACAAACTGATATGGCACTCACACTTAAGATTAATGATGTAGATAAAAGTTCGGAGATTGAATGGTCTTCTCTTGAGAAACAAGATGTTCTGACAAAAGAGCCTGACCGTTTAGAATTCAAGATCAAGAATTATGGATTGAAAACTTATCGTCCCACTCACGGGGATGATGTGACTCTTTTTGAAGGAGCGACAAAGATATTCGGTGGTGTTGTCGTGGAGACTTCCGAAGAAAATATTGGATATGTTCAATACTACAGCGTTCTCTGTAAAGATTATCAACAGCTCATGGATCGCAAGCTCGTGAATAAAACATATACGAGCATGACAATCGACGATATTATTGCGGATATTGTCTTGAATTATATTCAATCTGGGTTCACAACAACGAATGTTCTTGCAACTGACCTCATTCAAAAAATAGTTTTCAACGATGAACAGCCATCAAAGTGTTTTCAAAGATTGGCCGATCAAATCGGGGACTGTGACTGGTATGTCGACTACGACAAAGACATTCATTTCTTTAAAGAAGGAGTGGAAGTTGCACCATTTAGTCTTGATGATACGAATGGCAACTATATCTTCGGTAGTCTTTCTGTTGGTCGGAATATAAACCAAATCAGGAATACAGTCATTGTGCGTGGAGGTGACAAAGAAAGTTCCTCACTCACAGAAACAAAAATAGCCGATGGTCAGCAGAAAACATTTGTTGCAAAACCAAGTCTAAAAAATCTAACAATTGAAAAGTCCACAAATTCAGGTGGTTCATGGTCAACGCTTACTATCGGCCAAGATGGTCTGACCGACCCTGCTACGAAAGATGTTCTCTATAACCCAAACAACGGATTCGTTATCTTTAGATCAGATAACAAGCCGGCATCAGGTGATTACATCAAGTGGTCTGGAAATCAGGTCTATCCAATCAAGATTATTCGACGCGATTGGTCGAGCATCGCAGAGTACGGGGAATACCAATACATAATTCGTGATGCGACGATTAAAAGCGAAACACAAGCTACACAGCGTGCATATGCAGAACTTAAGAAATATGCACATCGCGCGAACGAAGGAATATTCCGCACAACAAAATCAGGTCTTCGTTCTGGTCAATCAATAAGCGTCAACTCTATTGCGCTCGGTATAAATGAAACCTTCAAGATTGTGCGTGTGATAACCAAAGCACTTACTCCGAACAGTTTCGAGAATGAAGTACATCTTCTTGCATCTGAAGATGTAGGAGTAATTGATGTCCTTGGAAAACTTCTTGTCGGTGATCCAGCTTCTCAATTCACCACTCAAGAGAATGAGGTGCTTGTGCAAGTCGAAGGTTTTCTTGAAGACATGGCTATCGTTGAAGATGGATACATCGCAACTAAATATCCTCGTGGCAGTCCCTCTTATACGGAAGCGATGGCCTTCGGAGAAAACAATAGAGTGAATCCGTTCGGTTTTGGTGTCGGTTTTATCTGGGTCGCTGGTCCATACTTTCCAATCAATCCGAGCGATAGAAATAGAACACTCTGGACAGATCATTCATGCGTAATTAATTAAACTTATGAAAACACAAAATACACAATTGAAGATGAATGGTGGACTGAATACAATTCGGGACTTCCTGCGCGCGCTCGTAACAGGTGCAGTGCCGGGTTACCGATTTTATGTCACTCCGCTCACTCCATGTACTGAAGATGAAATAAGAAAATTGAAAAAGATTCCCTTCCTTCTTCCAATATGGATATCAAATATCCTCGGTCGAGTGCTCATCGGGCGTCAGGTTCGTATGTATAAATACCACAACATAATCCCAACTGTATCAAGGGAGCAAATAGGGAAGGCACTCTCAGGGAATATCGCCTCGATCAATGAAATCAAAATAACCCATCAAGAACTTGGAACTGGTACAAATAGCCCTTCTAATGCAGATACAGGCCTTCAGACCCCTACCGGGGCCACTCGCAAAAGCGTTTCCTCTTTAGCTTACTCTCTGAATCAGATCAATATCGCCAGTTTCTGGGCAGCCGGTGAAGCAACAGGTACATGGAGAGAATACGCTGTCTTTATTAATGGCTCGGGTACGTCGAACTCGGGTGTCATTTTCAATCGTGTAGCTATCAATATCACTGTTGCGGGAAGTGACGCACTGACGCTTGATGGAACTGTAACGATTATATAAAACCATGTCATACCAATGGACAGCCGGTGAGGAAGTAACCGCAGAAAAATTAAATAAAACAGTTGGTGGATTCAATAATGCTGACATTACATACAACAATGATGACCAGCCGACAACCATCACCGATCCTGTCACTGGTGTCGTGTATACACTGACTTATGACAGCGAGGGTAGACTTTTCACAGCAAGTGACGGAACGAATACCTACACGATCACCTACAACGGTGATGACAGTATTACTAGCATAGTAAAAACATAATTATGATTGACCTTCAAATAAAAAACACAGACGATTCGGGAGGCTTGAAGCGAGGCCTTCACTACTACCCAGTTGTAAAAATGGATAAATGTCTTCAAGTCGGTCTGACCAAGCGAAGTGATGGCACGACTGATGCCGACGGTATTCTTTATCCCATTAATCTAAATAACAGCACAAACCTCGGTACATTAAATTCCTTCCTAACTAACCTAGGTGGAATATTGGGAGTAAGTACAAATGATGAAATGTTTTCAGATAATCAAACGAGAGTTTTTGTAGGGTCGGAATGGTTTTCAAAATACAAGAGACTCATACATCTTTCCTTAATGAGTGGAATCAAATCTCGTCAGGCAGCAACCTCGCAAAGCACTGATTCAAATACTGGTCCATGGAAGATAATACCACTTGATAGCTCACGTGCTCTAAATCTTTTCAAGGCCGCAGGTTCAGGTTTGTTTGCACAGGTAATGTCTAGGGATGGCAGTAATATCATAACTTACGGAACTGCACAACAGATTCATCCTAACAATGAAGGTTCAAGTAAAGAAGTTGTAGATGGAGTGCTGATTGATACTGATAAAGTTTTTGTTGTTTATACCGAAGGCGGTACTGGAAAAGCCATGGTGTTGTCTATTTCAGGGACTACAATCACCGCGGGATCATCTGTGACAATTCAAGATAGCACTAGTGCAAGTTGTATCGGTGTAACAAAACTAGATACAAATAAAGTTGTTATCTGTTGGCAAGAAAGCTCAACTTGTTTTGTTGAATGCTGTACGGTGTCCGGCACTACGATCACTGAAGGTACAGCAGTGAACGCAGGAGGTACAAGATCAAATCCGTATGTCCTCGGAGATAGTACTACGACTGCACTCCTGATTATGAAAGTTAGCAGTGGTAGTGGTGAAAAAGGTCGAGTGCTTTCAATCTCAGGGACGACTATCACCGCAAACACCGAAGCTGATGTCTCAACAACGGGAAATGTGACACGAAGGCATCAATACTTCAAAGCAGCAAGTAATAAATTTGTTTGCTTTACTACAGATAACAAAGGAATCGTTATCTCGGTATCTGGTACATCATTCTCTGTGAACAGCAATAACATGTCCACCGGATTTATTAGTACTTACGGCAGCTCATGGGGTGCCTTGATTGAGATTACTGCAGGAAGTATCTATCAGTATTATCAAGGACTTGGCGGTAGTAATTACGGAATTCGTGTATGCACAATCACTGTGTCTGGCACAACAGTATCAGACGGTACCGCTGAAACACTTACAACAGATACGAGTGGCAACCAACAATATATGTACCAAATCCACGCTGATAAATGGGGATCAGATATAGGTATTTTGTCTCTTGGAAATCAAAATACATTCTCTATTTACATCGCTGCGGCAGGGACAACGACCTACGAGTTGTACAACGACAATACAATCATCGGAAGTACGCGTACTGACAATTTTAGTTTTGTCTCAAAGGCAATCGTTGCTGATGCAAATGTGAATTCAAAAAAGATGTATTTCGGAATCAAAAATACATCTGGTGCAGCAAGATACATATCTCTTATAAGTCTAACGGCGGAAGTTAAATAAAATTTATGTTTAAAAAAGCAACAATAAAAGAATATATAAAAGTTACTGATCCAACTGGAAAGATTCTCCAAGAACTAGGATTCACTGCTGAGATTGAAATTGAAGGAACTCAAGAAGTAAAAAGGGTGCAAATTTATCTTACTGGCGATCAGCTTGCAAAAGAAGTCCCGGGAAACAGTGCTGAGAAAAATGTAATCTGGGGAGTCATCATGAGATACATTCGAGAGAATTATTCCGTGTGGGCCAAAGAGAGAGGAGCTAAACAAACATCTGTAAAGTTTACTACCAGTGAAGACATTATCAATGAGTTCGGAACTCATATTATAAACACTCTTTAATTTATGCCTATGGAAAAACGAATTGAAAAACTCGAGGAGGATATAAAAGAAATAAAGGAAAATCACTTGAGTCATATTCAGGAAGACCTTGCAGTAGTGAAGACCAACCAAGAGTGGATCATGAAGTTTTTCTGGATTGTCTCAAGTGCATCCATCGCGGGATTAATTACTGGCCTCATTAATTTATTAATAAAGTAAATATAAAAAAGTTATGAACATTCAATTAAAGCAAACACCAAACTACACACCTTCAGATACAAAGAAGGTCGCAATTGTCCTTCATTTCACACTTGGCGCCTATGCCGGGGCGGTAAGTTGGCTTTCAAATGCCAATCGTCCAAATCGGTCATCAGCTCATTTTGTAATTGGTCGAAAAGAAGGAGAGATTGTACAGCTCGTCAAAGTGACCGACATCGCATGGCACGCGGGTGTTATAAGTAACCCGAATGATCGTGCAAAAAAGATAATGAGAAAAAATATTGATGGCTCATGGGTCAACCCAAATCAGTACACGATCGGAATTGAACTCGCAGCCGGCTATGATGTTGATCAAGATGGTACGGTCGAGCTGAGCGAAAACGACATCACGGAATGGCAGTATCAACAACTCACTGAACTTGTGAAATCGTTCGCAAATAATCCTGACACAGCATTCATTCTCCATGAGAAAAATATTGTAGTCCATGGTGACATTACCGACTACAAAGAAAAGCTGGAGACTGTTCGTACTGAGCTTCTCAAACGTCTCTTTCCAACTCAGACATCGAGTAAGGAGGCGATCAAGGCTCAAATTATCAGCTTAGTAAATCAACTTTAATTTTATGGAAATATACAAATCAGCATCCAAGATCGTATTCATTCTGATGGCCATAGCGACCGTTATAGGCATGTTTATGGGTAAAATTGACCCCAAAGACTTCCTAACCCTCGCGTCTATGGCTTTTGCCTTTTACTTTGCAAATAAAGGGGAAAACAGCCAACCTTTCGCAGGGAAATAGGTACTCGTTGCGTTATCTGCTATAAAGTGCTATTATCCGATATATAGCTTATAGCAGATAATATGGACAACAATAAGATAAAATTTGACCATCGGCTTCAAACGCCCCAACCACACATTCTTCAGCTGATCGCTGAGATTGATGGTATTCGCGGTGAATTTAAGTCAGGATTGCGAATGACCCCGCAAGCAATCACGAGCCTAAAACGCTCTGTGCTTGTTACTTCTGCAGGTGCATCCACTCGTATCGAGGGAGCAAAAATAACAGACGAAGAAGTTGAAAAAATTATGCAAGGTCTTGCGGTCTCAAAATTTGCAGATCGTGATTCACAGGAAGTGCAGGGATATCTCGAGACTTTGCAAAACGTGTTTGATAGTTTTCAATCACTACCACTTCGTGAAGGAATGATTCAATCACTCCACAACGAACTTCTTAAATACTCAGAGAAAGATAAACTTCATAAAGGAAAATATAAAAAAGGTGAAAACACTGTAGGTGTGCTTGATGAAAAAGGCAATATTGCAAAAATCATGTTTGATCCTACACCGGCATGGGCTACGCCGGCTGAGATGACAGAACTCGTGGAATGGACACAGGTAGCCCTTGAGGAAAACAGATTCCATCCATTACTCGTAGTGGCCAATTTTATAGTTGAATTCCTAAAGATTCACCCGTTTGAAGATGGTAACGGCCGTCTTTCGCGCGTAATCACAAACCTCCTGCTCCTCCGATCGGGCTATTTATTCGTGCAATATGTCTCTCACGAACAGATTGTAGAGCGTCGCAAGGATGAATACTATGTTGCTCTTCGTAAATCACAGGAAACATTCAAGACTCCTGATGACACCATCGGCCCGTGGCTCAATTTCTTCCTCTCGGTTTTGAAAGAGCAAGCTACAAAAGCTCTCACATACCTTGAAGAAGAACATGTAGAAGACACTCTCTCACCGAAACAATTCGAAGTCTGGAAGTATATATCGAAAGTTGGTGAAGCAAGCCCGGGGGAAATTGTAAAAGCGACCGGAATAGTAATGCCCACGGTCCGTCAAGCACTTCTTAGATTATTAGAACTGGAAAAAGTAAAGCGCATAGGTCGAGGTCCGGGAACTAGATATGTAAAAATTTAATTTATGTCAAAAAATACTAAAAAAATAAACTTAACATCGTCAGATCTTAGTGAAGAAAAACTTCAAGAACTAAGATCAATACTTCCGGAAGTTTTTTCTGAAGAAAAAATCGACTGGGAAAAACTCCGAGCAGTTCTCGGGGATAATATTGATCCGCGCGTTGAAAAGTTCAGTTTTACTTGGGCGGGTAAAAGCACTGCGATTAAGAATGTGATCATCCCAAGCACATCAACTCTTCGACCTGCGAAAGATGAAAGTATTAATTTTGATACTTCAGAAAATATTTTTATTGAGGGAGATAATTTAGAGGCTTTGAAACTGCTTCAAAAAGCATATTTTGAAAAAATAAAAGTAATTTACATCGATCCTCCTTATAATACGGGATCAGATTTTGTTTACAAAGATGACTTTAAATCTGCACTAAAAGGATACCTTTCTCAAACAGGACAAGTTGATGGCGAAGGGCATAAATTACAGACAAACAAAGAGACAAGCGGTCGATTCCATAGTGACTGGCTTTCAATGATGTACCCACGTCTTAAATTAGCATGGAATTTAATGTCTGATGACGGGGTTATTTTCATCAGTATTGATGATAATGAGGCTCATCACTTGAGAGTGGTATTGGATGAAATATTTGGTGCAGAAAATTATCTGAATACATTTTGTTGGGTAAATAACTTAAAGGGGCGCCAAATATCTGGATCGGGAGCTGCAAAAACTTATGAATATGTAATTGCATATGCTAAGAAAATAGTAAATGTTGGACTATTTGATATGTCTATTGAAAAATTAAAGGCATTAATGCCAAGCACCTATAAAGGTTTTAATTATGAAACCGAAAGTGACGGTGATGGTGATTATGTTGTAAAAAATGAACTATATAATACAAACTCAGCCTTCAATGAAGAAACTCGTCCGAGTCTCGTATTTAATATTTATTACAACTTTGAAACGAATGATGTGAAGTTTTCTTCAACAAATGAAGACGTAGATTATGAAGGTTATACAAAAATTGTTCCAAAAAAGAATAATAACGGTACTCACAAATACCATGCATGGCGATGGAGTAAAGATAAGATAAAAAATGAAACAGATGATCTAAAATTTGTTAAAACCGATGATGGTGCAAAAATTTATACGAAAATTAGAGAGTATCTAAATACATCCCTTAAAGATCTTATAACTGATATAACAACCTCGAATGGGGCAAGCGATTTAAAAGAACTTTTTGATGGAAGTAAGTATTTTGATTATCCAAAACCTGTTGCGTTACTAAAAGTTTTCTTGAGACAAGGTTCTGAAGATTCTATAATCATGGACTTTTTTGGTGGATCGGGGACTACAGCACAGGCAGTAATGGAATTGAACGAAGAAGATCAGGGAACTAGAAAATTTATCTTAGTACAACTACCTGAAATAATTGATCCATCTGACCCAGCTTATAAAGCAGGATTTGTAACTATAGCTGATATTGCAAAAGAAAGAATCCGCAGAGCTGTCAAAAAGCTTAATTCTGGATTCAAAGTTTTCAAGCTTGGTCTCTCAAATTACCCAGAAAATAATTTTGAATTTGATCCAGAAAAATCTGAATCAGAAAACAAGATTGCATTCCAAAACTATTTGGTAAAAGCGAAGCAAACTTCGTTATTTGAAGATGACGAAAATCAAATTGATATTGTTTTTGAAAACATAATTAAAGAAGGTTTCTCTTTAAACTCAAAAATAACCGAAACTAAACTAGCAGAAAATAATCTCTATATTGTCGAAGACAATAGCAGAAAGCTATTAATTTGTTTAGATAAGAAGGTCGAAAACAGCACAATTAAAATACTGACGGGTGCTGAATATAAAAACCAAGTCTTTATTTGCATCGACCAAGCCCTTGATGACACAGATAAGGCTAATCTTGGATTGAGTCTAGAATTAAAAACTATCTAACACTATGAAGCTTAAATTTGATGCAAACCAAGAATACCAAATTGATGCAATAAAAAGTGTTGTAGGTCTCTTTGAAGGTCAAAACAAGGAGGTAAGTAAATATATTGCAGGAAACGGAATTCTCGGAATATATCCCAATGCACTATCTATTTCAAAAGAAGATATTCTTGAAAATACAAAAAGGATTCAAGAAGGAAACGATATAAAAACAAATGAAAACGTCAAAGATCTAGACTTTTCGATTGAGATGGAAACTGGTACAGGAAAAACGTATGTGTATTTGCGTACGATTTTCGAGTTAAATAAAAACTACGGATGGAAAAAGTTTATTATTCTCGTACCATCAGTGGCTATTCGTGAAGGTGTTATAAAAACATTAAACATAACAAAGGATCACTTTGCTGATCTTTATAATGGCACACCTTATCGTCATTACGAGTATCAATCAAAAAATATTTCTCAGGTTAAACATTTTGCAGATAGTAGCAATCTTGAGATCATGGTGATGACAGTTGGAGCTTTCAACAAAGATTCAAACGTACTTTATAGTGAACGTGATCAGATGCATGGGGAACAACCGATCAGTTATATTCAAAAAACAAATCCTATTTTGATACTTGATGAGCCGCAAAACATGGAAGGAGAATCCACAAAGAAAGCACTGGAAAACTTCAACTCATTGCTTCGACTTCGATATTCAGCAACACACCGAAACTTATACAACCTAGTCTATCAACTAGCTCCTTATGATGCATATCAATTGGGACTTGTGAAAAAGATAGAAGTCTTCTCTGTGGTTGACGATGGTGATGCGGGTAACGGTCCGGCAATAACTCTGCTCGAAGTTAAACCAAGCAAAACTGCGCTCAAGGCTCAGATTGAAGTTGTAGTGAAGGACGATCATGGAAATAATAAGAAAAAGAAAATTGCTGTAAAACAAGGTGACGACCTTGAAAAGAAAACAAATAATCGTTCGTATGAAGGTTACATTGTCGATGAGATGACCGCAGATGCTCCAGATTTCGGGTCTGTTGGATTAATCAGATTTAGAAACAACATCCAAATTAAACAAGGTGAAGGTGTTGGTGGAAATAAAGAAGATTTGATGCGAGAACAGATAGTTGAAACGATCAAGCTCCATTTTGAAAAAAAGAAAAAACTTAAAGAATTCAATATAAAGGTATTGTCATTATTTTTCATTGATAAAGTAAGTAGTTATGTAAGTGATGATGGTTTTATAAAAAGTACATTTATTAAAGAATTTAATACAATTAAAAAAGAATACGATGCCGATGACCTCGATGTAGCTCAAGTACACAAAGGTTATTTTGCGATGAAAAATGCAAACGAATATTTAGAAAGAGATTCCGCGATAGCAGAAAACAAAGAAGCATTCGAACTAATCATGCGAGACAAAGAAAGACTTCTATCTTTTGATGAGCCTACTGAGTTTATATTTTCACACTCAGCCCTAAAGGAAGGATGGGACAACCCAAATATTTTCAATATTTGTACTCTCAACATGACAAGCTCGACTGTTAAGAAGCGACAAGAGATTGGTCGTGGAATGCGTCTTTGTGTAGATCAAACAGGTCAACGAATATTCCAGCGAAACATTAATCTACTTTCTGTTATTGCAAACGAGAGCTACTCAAGCTACATCTCAAGTCTACAAGCAGAATTTGTAGAGGATGGAATCTATAAAGCACCTCCTGCACCTCACAATGCGAAACAAAAAGTTACTGTTAAATTAAAGAAAGGATTTCAAAATGATAATAACTTTCAAGCTATATGGGATCGTATCTCGAAAAAGACACGCTATGTGGTACGCATTGATGCAAATGAAGTAGTAAAAAGAGCAGCAAAAAGAATCGCAGAACTCAAGGTTCAAAAGCCTCAGATTAGAGTAGAAAGGGCAGGTATATTAATCGCTAAAGAGGGGATTAATGCGACAATTATTGGAGGTCAATCGCAAGAATTATCTCAAATTAAACGCTCGATCAATTGTATTGAGACTATTAAGAATGAAACAAAACTAACACGAAACTCTGTAATTGAAATACTTGAGAAAGCGAAGAACTTCGAATCTTTAATTAATAATCCAGAAAAATTCATTTACGAAGTTATAAAAATAATTCGTGAGGAATTGGTACTTGATTATATTCAACAAGTCAGTTATGAAATTCTGCCTGAAGAATATGGCATTGAACAATTTGAAAATATTCAAAGTTATAAAGATTCAACACAGCCAGTAAAAAACTCAATTTATGAGGCAATTGTATTTGATTCAGAAGTAGAACAAAAATTCGCTCTGGACCTTGATAAGGATGAACGAATAAAGCTATTTATAAAACTACCGGGATGGTTCAAGGTCGGAACTCCTGTCGGTGGATATAACCCAGACTGGGCGATTGTCACAAGTAAGATTGATCTTCAGGGTAATGAATCGAGTGAAAAAGTTTACTTTATAATCGAAACAAAAGGTGGCACAAACCTTCGTCCAACAGAAAAGGCTAAAATTAATTCTGCCAAGAAACACTTTGAAGTGATATCTGTAAATTATAAAGAGATCAATGCGGGTTATGATCAATTTAATAGAGAATGTTTATCAAATTATGAAAGACAGAATTAAAGATACAATTCAAGATTGCAATATAAACTTCCTGATTGGATCAGGTCTTTCTTCTCCATATCTTAAACCGCTTGGCAATATCGAAATACTATTGACTAAACTTGAAGATCAAGAAATTAGTGACATAGAGAAAAAGGTTATACGTGCTTCGTTATATAAAAAGTTTTTTGAAGATGCGATATTTAAAAATTCTAAAATATTGGAACCAGATACTGATGTCGAAGCGGTTTTGAAACACTATCACAATTTTTTGAAATCAGTGAACTCAATTTTGCTTCGTCGAAAGAGTACCATCCTTAGCAAAGAAGTGAATTTGTTTACAACCAACTTTGACATTTTTCTTGAGAAAGCTCTCGAGGACACAGCACTCGAATTTAATGACGGTTTCAATGGTAGATTTCTTCCACAATTTAATCTTACTAATTTCAAAAAGTCTAGATTTAAGAAAAGTCTGCACTACGATAATATTTCAGAAATACCAGTATTTAATCTATTAAAATTGCATGGTTCGCTATCATGGGAGCTTATAGATAGGTCGGGTAATTATGAGATTGTATTTTCCTGTGATCTAAAACATCTTACCGCTATCCAAGGTAAGCTACCTGCTGCGGCACATTTAATTGATGTACAAGCCGACTCAACAATAGAAACACTCATAGCAGCCGCGGCAGGCAAGACACTCGATCCGTCAGTTCAAGTATTTATGGAAGCATACGAGAAATTACCGATAGTTAATCCAAATAAAGACAAGTTTCGTCACACCCTTCTAAACCAGACTTATTATGAGATGTTACGCATTTATTCAAATGAACTAGAAAAAGAAAACACAATTCTTTTTGTTATGGGTTTTTCATTTGCAGATGAACACATACGAGAAATCACACTTAGGGCTGCTAATTCTAATCCCACAATGATGATTTACATTTTTGCGTATAGTTCAAAAGGCAGAGCAGAAATACAAGCACGATTTGATTCAAAAAACATCAAAAATAATAATGTTTTGGTTATTGGACCTGAAATAAAAGATGACGGGGGCGACAAATTCAAGTACGATCTTGAAACAATAAATTCACAAATCTTCGACTGCCTCCTTGATAAAGAGGATTCAAAAGAAACACCACCAGATGCACCTAACGCATCTGCATAA